TTTAATTCTTTTACGTTTTGCATGGATGTTTTCGTATAAACTCATTTGTTACCACCTCCATACAATATTCTTGTAATCCTATCTATAGCACTTTCTCCTTTGTCTTTTTTCTTTTTATTTTTATCTTTATTGTGTTTTTCTATCATTTTTTTATATCGCATTCTGTAATCCGCTGGCATATCGCCATAATTAAAATTACCCGGTGTTTTGTTTTCCATAATTAGACCTCCAATGGTGATGGTGAATTGTAGCCACTAAATTGATTCATAAGATCCATGGCATTACCTGCGTCAACTTTACCAAGTTTTGCCATGTTGTCAGCAGCTTGCTGTTGTTGTTCTGCCTGTGCTGCTGCCTGTTGTGCTTCTGCTCTTGCCTTGCGTACCTTTGCAACCTGTTGACCGGGAACTATTAACGATGGATCAACGCCCAACATATCAGCATAACCATCTGCCCATGAGTCAGCATCAAATTTATCCAATACATCTGGTTTCATTTGTGCTACTAAACCCATACTATTTACATATCTATCTACACTGTTTGTTCCTATCGCACGTTGTGCTTGAGCTAACATTGACACAAACTCTACATTTAATTCCATACCCTGTAACTCTGGAGGAGCAGGTGGTATCAAATCATTTTCTATCATTCTGTTAAAAGTAATATCAATTAATGGGTCTAACAATTCGTTATGTAACCTTTCCAATACTGGCCCTAACATTAATAATTTTTCTTCGTGACGTTCTGCCACCTCTGTTGCGGTCATCCTTGTATCAGTAGCATTTGCCAACATAAGAAACAGATCAGCATAAAAACTACCATTAATACGTTGTCTTACGTCTTGTATATCTGCCAATAAATGATTTAAATTAAGGTTTACGTTAAATGCTGTCTCAATTTTGCCCTGTTGACCATCAATAAATGTAACACCACCGGGTAAACTGTCCACATCTCTATTTTTCATGTAGCTAGGTACTTGTAATGGTGGTTTTGTTTGGTAATCAATGCCTTGTGCCTTGCGTAATTGTTCATGTTGTAACTGTTTTATGTCACCTAATGCTTCCATACCGGGTGAATTGCCATAAATATCGCCACCTGCAACACCCCATCTTGGCACAACTGCTGGAAATTCTTTGTATCCACTTTCTCGTAACACCTGTTCGCCATCACCGCCTTGCTCAAAATAACAAGATTTGTATGCCATGTTGGTATTATCTTTCTTTTGAAAGTCACGTTCTCTATCATCCCTCGGTTCTATAGCGTGTATCACAGTTACATAGCTATCTAGGTTACCCCTGTCAAACAAATTCTTAACGGACGTTGAACAGTTGTTATATCCAAATTCTCTTACCAGTTCTGCTACCGTTTTTTGAAATTCTCTGTACAAAGTGTTTACTCTGCCCTGATAATCTGTAGCTATTGCATATTCTCCAATGGTTACAGGGTAATGATGTATAGCAGTTTTAGTATCAGGTAAAATTATTGACCCCGCCGTACCAAATGCACCTAATTCTTCATACATACTGTGCAATGTTCGGTATGTATTAGACTTGGTAAACACTAATTGCATACGTTCTGTTACATCATTCAGCCATAATTTGACAGGAGCAAATTTATTAAGGTCTGGGTCTACTGTTCCTAGCCTAAACCATGGCCTTGCAGGGGATGTAGCACCTGCCATCATGCCAGCACCTAGCGTTCTTAACGCTCTTGTACCAGTATTGTCATATATTGAGTTATGTCTTCTATGGCCTTTGTTTCTATCCTGTACAAAATAACGTCCGTTTCTCGGTAATAAGTATGTTGTCACTTCTTGCCAATGTGACCACCAAGTAGCCCTTTCTGATCTTAGGTGACCCCACCTTGTCAGTAGTTTATTTCTCTTGGTTTTCATTAGTTAACCGCCTAATAATGTGTTTTGACCAAGGTTTAATTGGTTAGGATCTACTCCCATACTGCCAGTTAACAATGTTCCTGATGCTCCCTGTTGTGCTGATAGTTCACTAGCATCCAATGCACTTGTAACGTCTACATCTTGCTGGTTAGCCCTGTTGTATTCTTGCTCAGTTCTTTGTCGTTCTTGTTCTGCACGTTGTTCTGTACGTTCATTAGCTTGACGTTGGTCTGCTAATGCTCTTTCTTGTACCTTTCTCTGGTTGTTGGCTGATGTTACAGCTACAACTGTAGATCCAACTGCTGCAATCGCTGCTACAACTCCCATGTCATAACTCCTTGGAATAAATAATGTCTTGTACACCGTATTTGATCCTCGGTAACAAACCTGACAAAGTGGTGTTTTCTTTGCAATGCCATAGCATTAGTTTGCATCCGAGTGATGTTGCATGGTTTTCTGTTTCTCTAATCAACTTTAAACCAATTCTGCCACCCCTATGTTCCTTGCTGATAAACAACAAATCGTTTTGGGCTATACGCAGATCGGCATAATGTAAATGATTAGTAACAAAATTAACAGAGTAACCTATCAATACATCATCTTGCCTTGCTGAGAGAATAAAGATTTGCCGTGCCGACTCCATTTTGCGGTACGTTTCTTCATCTGGCTTTAGCTTCATGATCTGTTTGTTGCGAGCAATCTCTTCGTAATGCTCTTCAAACAAGACATTTGCCTGTGCCAACATCTCATCAACTGTGGCTAGTGTAATGTTAATCATTAACTACTCCACATTCATCAAGAGTAATGGCTGTATCGCCAGTTACGGTCACACCATCCATAGAAAAATACTTGGTCTTACAATCAAATATTATATGCACTCTGTCTGTCATGCCAACATTGTCCGCTGTATGTATTTTTTTGTGGTTAAACCACCAGACATCGCCTACCTTAAACTTCTGTTTTTGATCACCGCAGGTTTGGCTACACCACTGGTTTGATTTAAGTACAATATGAAACCGTGAATAGTGATCTGCATACAATCCTTGGTCGTTATGTTTGGTTACATGGCCACTAGGTTTGAGATTAACAATAAGTACCCTACCCATCTCCTTAACTTCTAGCTTTTCCAATACTGGTCGCATTAATGGTACAAGTGCTGCCTGTAAATAATCCATACATGGGTAGTCATATGATCCTAAATCGTGCATGACGTAGTACAAACTCATTTTTAATGGCCCTCGAACATATATACATTCGGTATCTTTATGTGGTGAGTTAGTCGTACTTTGCCTTGCTGTTATTTCTGTCCATAATTCTGGTTTATCGTCTAATAATTTAAGCAATGGTTCTACATCTAGACCATGTGCTACACGAACAAAGTTACATTCTGGTGTATGGGTCATATTCCGTCTTACCTTTAGATTCTTTACGCCTTTTGATGTATATATCCTCTGGTACTTTCTTGGCTACTGGCAGGGCAAAGGTTAGTGCTAGTGCATCAGCTAAATCTGGTGACCCTGCACCCTGCAATCTCTTCTTTATCTGATCCTTACTTTCTAATACACGCCTACCTACATTGTCGTACCAATAAATTGGTGTAGCTAACTCTTGTTTGAGGGCTATGTCGTTAGGTATTGCACCACCTTCTTCTATCCATTCTTTCATCAACCACCACATCTCAGTTCTACGGTTGATGTATTGCTGTTGTTTAAGTGCTTTGCCACCAAACGGTACTTCGATTACGTCATATGACAATTGCCTTAGTCTGTCGATTACACCACTACCTGCACCTGCATCACAGAACACTGCATCTGGGTTATGTTCTTCTATCAAATTGGCTACTCTAGCTGCCAGATCCATGTTGTCTATACCTCGATATACAACTGGTTTAAATGCTTGCTTGCCTTGCCGTCTAAACACTACAGATCTGTCATCACCAAACCTTGCAGGGTCAATACCAAGGATTACTGGAAACAGTCTGACATGGTCACTCTGGTATACACGTTGTGCTGCTACTTCGGTATCTGCCAATGCAATAAGTTGGTCATCACCTGCTGCACTAAAGTCACATAAATATTCCCTTGCAAATGATGTCTCACTCATGTCTCGTTTAAGACGAGTTACTTCATCAGGATGCAAGCTATCTGTATCGAACACTGTGTATCTAGCTGCTACCCAATCGTCCTCCTCTATGGCCTTGTAATACAACTCAGAGAACAAGTTAATACCTTGAGGTGTACCAATGAATATTGACCACCCTAGACGGTCAGATAGTGCAGGTTGAACTATGTCTGTCCATAGCTCATTCTTTAACTGTGCCACCTCGTCCATGACTATGCCGTCCAGACGTAATCCACGCATGGCATCAGGATTGTCTCCACCAAACAATCTAATGATCGCTCCATTATGTTTAAACCTGACCGATAGCTCACCTTCGTTTATGTCGATTACAGAGGTTCTACGCAATGGTTCTATCTTCTGTTTTAGCCTTGCCCATGCAATAGCTTTTGCCTGTCTCAGAAACGGTGCAATGTACACAAACATAGCTAGTTCTTTATCTGTCTTCATGGCCTTATCTATTAGCTCCATAATGGCCAGTTCTGTCTTGCCTGATCGCCTGTGCAATGCGTAAACGCTAAACCTTTGTTTCTTTACATGGCATTCTTTTTGCCAAGACCGAGGTGTGTAATCAAGTGTTATCAACGTTTGCTCTACACCTGTGGAACGCCTGTTGAAATGGTCAGACTAATATCTCCTTTTGCTTCTACTCCTACCTTCTCTCCATACTTCTTAGGATTCCATTTAGCTAACAACTTAAGCCTTGCTTCTACTCTGTTCTTTTGCATCTGAACCGCTGCTGGATCTAGCCTTGTATTGCCCTCAGAACCGCACAAAGGAGGAGGTGCATCTATTATCTCCAAACATTCTTCTGCAATGGCATCAGCACCCATATCTCGTGCGTGTGCGAAGCGTGCAATAAAGTCTCCATCATCTTTCTCCAACCAGTTATAAATAGTTCTCCAGTTTGGTTTATTTTTCTGTCTGCAATAAGAGCGCAAAGTATTACCATGAGCAATCCAATTAATAATCTCATTAACAATTACAGGATCAGGTTTAGTAGAAGGTCTACCTAACTTGGATTGTTTTGTAGCGAGTTGGATAAGAGACTCTTTTTTCATAACGGCAAATTTGAGCTATGTAACCACGAGAGATACCAAACATCATGGAAAGGCAACCATAGCCAATACCATAGTCTTCGTTTAGTTCTCTCAATGCATCTACTACCACCTGTGTAATGCGACCATTGTAATTATGATGATCTTCATTACAGCGATGACCAGTATCTGTAACACCAACAACAATAGTTTTTGGATTTACTGTTGCTAGTGTCATTTAAAAAAAATTATAAAATTACTCATAATATAGAGAAATGTAGAATAAAACGCAATATTTGTAAGAAATCTAATTTATTTAGTAAATTCGTTGTAATTTAATGTATTGCAATGGATTAGAGAGAAAATGCCAAAATCAAATGTGTTCATCAGGTAAACACTTTTTATAAATTTGTTGACAGGTGTTGGGATAAATGCAATACTAAATATGTACATTACTATTTTCTAATAACAATGACACAATTCACTTTCCCAACCAACCTTGCAGATCATTTACAGCAAGAGATTTACACCAAGCTTGTTGCAGAGGTGCAATCCAATGTAGATAGACTCAATGCAATGTGGGCTAAACGTGAACAGGAAGGCAAGACTTTCCATACTAAGCAAACTTGGCATGGCGAAGAGAAAGTTTACTGGTACAAGTTTTCAGAGTTCATTACAATCACCTTTCATCAGGAAGAGGATTCTTGGAATAACAAAATGCGTAACGACTATTACAGACCACTTAGTTGCGTACTAAATACTGAAGCTTGTTTAAAGAATGCAATTGCTCAAAGAAAGCACAGCGTTGCTTTAACTACTGAGAGAGTCAACAATCACCTAGCAGTTACTGATCAAATTGACGGTCATAGCTTCAAACTTGGTAAAGCTAGTCTTATCAACGGTGTTGTTTCTGGTCAGACCAAAGACAACGAGTTCTTTTCAATCAACTTACAAATGATGTGGAACTACCGCTACGGTGAGAATTCAGCTAACGGCTACATGACACAGTATGTCCAGTACAGAAGTGACAGACGTGGTGCTAAGCAAGAAGGCAAGTCAGTACAGCAAGCTATTACAGATGCTGAGAGACAGGCCAAGCGTGACGAAAAACTTGCTATCCAGAATGAAAAGCAAATGGCCAAGTGGGAGAAATTCCAGAAGCTACCAGTTGTAATGGAAAAATGGGTAGACAAAGAAATCAAAACATTAGCTGCAATTATCAGCGATGAAGGTTTAGCTGACATCCAAAAACAAGCAGACCGTATGGGTTACGAATTCGATAGAGAATGGAAAATCAAATCTATCTCTAAAGACATCGAAACACACAATACTTTGAGAAATGACCTCAGACATTGGCAGAATGACGAGACAGGACTCAAGGCACTGTTTGACAAAGGTGTAGACACACGCAACAAACTTAAGGAGATGTACGGAGTTTAATTACTCCTACATCCTTTTT